TACCATATGGTAACTTTCTATCATCACCTAATAATCTAAAGTGTGCAACCTCCCAAGCTTGGAATTCCATATCTTTGTTTTTCCAAGTAAATCTTAACTCCCTTGTTGGTGATTTTAAATCGGAACTTTGATTTGGACTCTTTGTTGTTGCACCTTCCAATCTTTCTATTTCAATATTTGGTAGTTGTTGACAACCGATAATTCCTTTTTCGGGGTCTATCTTTAAATAAACAAAATCATCACCATACTTACAAAGACCTCTAGCCCACATTTGTAAATTAGTGTTGATATCTAACTTATTGTTAAATAAATCAACCAATATACTTTTAACTCTATCTGATTCTGAATAAATGGTTAATATTTCACCCTTTTCGGACATTGTTGTAGATTCTTCTGCGTATATGTCTAACGATGCAGAAATTTCAGGAGTAAATTCCATAGATTCGTAATCGTAATATGCTGCTAATCTATTTGGTTCATAATAAACAGATTGGTTATAAACCGATTGGTCTAACTTAGTCCATTTATCTGCAATGTATTGAGATTGTTGGGCTTGCAACAATGCTCTCTCGTAGTCTTCTCTACTATCTGTTTTTAATAACTCATCTTTATTAAAATTAAAAGATGGTGCCTTGTCCGGATTCGATTGACCCGGATAACCAAACATTCTTGTTAGTTTCTGAAAGACGGTATAATTCTGTTCTGCCATGTATATAAATACTTTTCTTTATAATATAAACTAAATTATTAATAATTGGAATATTATTTTGATCTTCCAAATAACCAATTAAATTCTTGATATTGACTCTTACCGGGAACGTTACGCATATCTTTAAAGGCTGGGTTATCATCAAACCCCATTGACCCAATCTGATCAAAAGCCGTACCATAAGAATAAAAAGATTTATTTGGTTCATATGTACGTTCAGTCATTGTCCAAGACTCCAACATCGCTTTATTTGCATTTTCATTCTTTTGTAACTGATTGAAACACAAGTCAGAAGCGTATAGTGCCATAGAAAGAGCCATAATTGCATCGTCGTGAGCACCTTTCATGTGGTCAGGACGACCATTCATATAAACAAACGTATTAAGTTCGTTTAATAATCTACTTGACCTTACTTGAAACCCTTTTCTTAGTTGTTCCTCAAAGGCGGCAACTATTTGAGTTCTTTTATTATTAAAGTTAAGTCCTGGTATTTTTTCCATCGCCTTAGCGTTATATTCCCATTTATTTTGAGTGTTAATACCATCGATATAAAGGTTTTTATAGTTCATTTCTTGTAACTTTCTCGATGTTGCAACACCCATTCCTCCAGTTATATCAATAACAATAAATGCCTCGTATAATATACCCCATTTATATGCAACTGCAGCTAAATCATCCGGTGGTATCTTACCTATATATTCTGCAACCTGTTCCCTATCATCAAAATCAATTATTGATATGGATGAAAAATCTTCACTGTCTCCCCTACTAACATCAACTCCCATAATGTAACGATGTCCTTGTATTGGTTCTTTCCAATGCCAAAATGTACCCTGCATGTATTTTTCTTTAGGTACACGTACCATATTCTTTGCAATATTCTCTTGAACATCTCCCGGAATTACACCATCTCCTGAACCTAAGAAATCACATTCCAATTCCTGTGCAATCTTACGTCTATCATATTTAAATTTCTTAGACATTGATTCAAACCAAGACGAAAAAGGTTTATAACCCTGTTCTTCTAACTCTTGGTAATTATCTATGTCGAATTCAGTAATAACAACCTCATCATCATTATATAGTTCCCTATTTAACATGTAGTGACATATATCCTGACACTTAACCCAACGCAAATCTTTAGTGTAACGAGGGTCTTTAAACCATCTTAAATCTGTGATATGGAAATCATTTAATCCACGTAATGCTTGGTCATAAACACCATAATAAATCGGGTCATAACCATTTGGGGTTGATACAAGAATAATCTTACCTCCCGTTGATAAGGACGCCATAGATGCTGCCCAAAAGTCTTCACCAGCTTCAATATAAGCAGCCTCATCAAATACAAGAATGGTTGGTGTATAACCACGTAAAGCATCTGCTGATGTTGCAACCGCCTTTACTTCACATCCATTATTTAATCTAAATCTACTTTCTGAGTTTTTATCGGGTGAAAATCCAACATTTAACCACTCGGGCCATTGTTCTAAAAAGTGACGAACTTTATTCGCCATCTCTACTGCGGTATCTTTTTTATTCGCAATTAACAAAACCCTCTCAGGTTCGTCAGGTTTTGCGGTTTGTAATTTTTTTGAAATCCAAGCCGCTGTTACGGTTGTTACACCAGCTTGTCTATATTTTCTTGTGATATTCTCATTGTACGTTTCATAGTCTTGTATTAACTGAACTTGGTCAGGGAATAACTCTAATGGAACATATTTTTTCTGAGTATTATCGTATGTTTGAAGATACGTTTTTAACGCATATGGAGCATCTTTCATAATTCTAGCATACTCCATTAATTGTTCTGCTCTTGTATTCATATATATAAATACAAAAAAAGGTGGTTAAAACCACCTTTTTAATTATTCATCGTTATCATTAAAAATTGACATACTATCGTCGTAATAATTTTTATTAATATCTTTCCTGATAGAATCGTAATAATCTTTAATCATTTTTTCACCTTTTGAGGTCTTTCCAATCACTTCTTTCATCATTGTTAGAAACTCCTTAGCCTCCAAGGTATAAAGACTTGATAAGAAATATGATTGTAAACCTTCTTCATTTTCATCAATAATAACTTCATCTGGTAACATACTCCTAACTCTATTCCATATTGAAGGACCTAATCTTAAATCCCACATTTCTTTATCCATAGTGTCTTCGTAACCCGAAACCTTAGTCCATAACTCCTCATCAAAATCACCTTTCTCATCTCTTGGTCTTCCATGTACTGCAAGTAATTCTAAATAACCTTTGATACACTCATGGACGGCTACGGGAAAATTCTGTGCTCGTACTTTAATGATTGGTGGATCTCCCTGTTCAATTTCTTCAGTACCCGCAACTTGTCCCGATTTACCCATTTGAGATAAAAACATATCAGGAAATTGCCAATAAGTTGTGTCATTTATCGACATCATAACACCATATAAATCTAAAATGGTATCACTTTTAGTTATATCTAAAATTTCGTCACCAACCAAATGATATGAATAATGACCTTTTTTAGATGCCCCCTGACTAATTGCATTAATTAATCTTCGTTTAGCCCTTTCTAAATTTAATCTTTCAAAATCACCATCAATCTCATTATTTAAATCAACCTCAGGTATTTGAATAGTTTCCTCGTCGTCCATATTAAAATCGTCGGTAGATATTTCACTACCATCAACAATTTTTACATCCCATTGAATGGAATCTTTCGGTATGTGAAACTCATTCGTGACTAATTTAATTGCTAATTGTTCTAACTCAGGTCTAACATTTCTTTCAATTCTAATAATCTCAAAGTGAGACCTCACCATAAATGATGAGAATTCACGATATTGTGATTTATTATTTAAATTTATTTTATTGGGGTAATGTGGACTTAAGTAATGATTAACGTTAGATATTACTTCTTGATATCTTTCTGACGCCAATAACTCTTGAAAGTTTTGTTCTTGTGAATTATCACAAATTGGCATAGGTATTTTAGTTAATGAAGTGTCTTCATTTTTTAATTTATGTTGTAAACCTCTATCGGGTCTATCAACACTTGAGAAAGTCATTGACATACGTTTAAATTATATTAAGGCTAATATAAGATTTATTTCTTATAATACCTAATTTAAACCTTACTTTTTCTCAGCCTTTGGTTTTGGTTTTGTGAATGGACCCGGTTGATTTGGGTTATGTGGCTTTGGTTTTGTACCTGGAGCAACCTTAGGAGTTTTTGGTTTTGTTTCAACATCACCATCGTGAGTCATAAATTCAGGGATACCATTATGTCCAATATTAACGTTTGGACCTGCCTCTTGTAATTTAAATTGTATCATTTCCATAATTTCATTCTTAGATGTGAAACTATGATAAGTATTTTCAGCTAAAGATTCAACCCATTCTTTAACTTCTTTGTCTTTTTTATCTGTCTTAACTGATTTTTTTTTCTTTTGACCTTTTAATATTTTAAAATCTTGACCATCAATTTTACCATTGTGGTTCCTATCTAATTTCTTTTGATTACCTTTTAAATCCTCTTTCATATCTTCTTCATATGTTTCGATAGATTTGTTTTGTTTTTTAGCGTCAATCACTTTTTGCTGTAACTGAGGATCTTTTTTTGATATCATTACATCAGATTCCCCCAACATTCTTTCAGATAATTCTAAAAGTTGTTTATCTGTAAATTTAACCAACGTACTTTCTGACATTCCTTCCTTGATTAATTTTTCTACCAATGTTGACCTTTTCATGATTCTTTAATTTTTACTTCTTCTTTTATTAAAAGATAATCTCTTTGTTTTAATTTTTTTGTTACACTCTCCAATGATTCACCGAATTTAAATGATATTCTTTCAAATTCAGAATCAAAATCAAATTTTTCCCATCCCAAAGCAATTACACCATCTACCGCATCAATAACTCCGAAATAATCGGAGTCTTGAATCAATTCTAAATGTAAATTTGTATCCTTAAGTAATCCAACTAAATCAACGTATTCCACTTCAGGTGATTTTGGTTGAGACGTTGAGGATGACGGGATAACAAACCATTCATCCATATCTATTTCTGTACTCTCACTAAAAATGAATTCGTATTGTTTTTGACCTTTATAGTCTGAACCAATTTCATTTATATAGATTAACTTCATTATTTGAAATATTTTCCTAATGTAGTGTTAATACTGCTATTAATCTCATTTTTCATTTCATCTAAGTCCAATTCCACCTCTTCGTCCATAGGTTCTTCTAATGAATCAGTATCTTCTGACCAAATGATATCACTTTCAAAAAAGTCCGACTGAACATCTTCATCCATCTCTAAATCCGCATAATCCGCTAAATTAATTTCCTCATTATAATCCGCAGATGCGTTTATGAAATTTTCAAGAGCATCCATTGTTACATCAGATTCTTCACCTAATTCAGAATCAACAGGTTCTTCTGCTGGTACTTCATCTTCAGGTGCTGGTTCTTCAGATGGAACTTCTTCACCATCTTGGTTTTCGTCACGCTCAAATTTCTTAGCGATGTCTTCAATATCCTCATCTTCTAACTTATCCAAATCAACTGCGGAAATAATCATATTAAGAACATATTTTATATCATCACTTTCCATTGATTCGTGTTGATCTCTCAATTCTTGACCTAATTTACCTGCAAATTTTTGAACTTCCGCCATGTAACTTGATCTTTTTCCTGATGCATCATCCCCACCATCTACAGGTGCTTCAGGTTCAGGTGTGTCAGCCGGTACCTCAGGTGCTGGTTCTTCAGCGGGAGCCTCTACGGGTGCCTCAGGTGCTGGTTCTTCAGCGGGTGTGGGTATTGGTGCGTTTGCTGCGGGATCACTCATCGGCGATTCACTTTTAGGTGAACTTGGTTTCAAAACGTATTTTGTAGCCTCTTGTAACTCTTCTTGACCTTTTAATAGTTCTAATCTTTTAAATGCTTCAGAGTAAGATGAGAATTTGTTTTTGTTTTTCATGAACATACCACCAATATAATCAAGTGATGATTCATTTAATCCTCTTTTTACATAGTATCCGTCTTTTTCTTTAACGATACCAAAAACTCCACCAGTAGTGGATTCTTTTACTAATTCAGGTTTTGAACTTGAATTAGATTTTTTATTATTTTGATTAAAGTAAGTTAATTCGAGAATTCTTTTTAATTTCTCGTCGCCATTAAGCTTCTCACTTCCTAGAGGTTTGATGTCTGCCATTGTTTTAATATTAAGATAAACTTATTCTTATCCTATAAATACATAGATATAGGGAAAAAAATAAGGTTCTTTATTGTGTTATGGACAATTTTTTATTTAAAATGTCCGTTTTTAGTTTTAATAATTTTTCTATATATCCATTTCTACGAAGTAATTTGAA